CCAATATTGCTGATACTGCTGAAAACACTGGTGCAATTAAAAATTCAGTTGATATTTCACAGGAAGATTTGAAGTATTTGCGTGACATTGCTGAAATGGAAGTTATTAATAGATTTACTACTGCTGAAATTAAAGTGGAAATGACTAATAACAATAATATTAATAATGAAATGGATCTTGATGGTGTTATTGATTACCTTGGTGAAGGTGTAAATGAAGCTATGGAAAAAGCAGCAGAGGGGGTGCATAGTTAATGGCATATTATTTCTATTTAGATAAATTGTTATTACCAATTGCACCTTCAAGGTTGCGATTGAGAATAAACAATCAGAATAAAACACTAACATTAATAAATGATGGTGAAATAAATATCTTGAAACAGGCAAAATTGACTGATATTGACTTTGATTGTCTAATACCACAGGTACATTATCCTTTTGCTTTATATAAAAATGGGTTTCAAAGAGCTTCAACTTACCTGAACAAGTTTGAACAATTGAAGTCAAGTCAAGAACCTTTTCAGTTTATTGTTACAAGAACCCTTCCTAATGGAAGAATGTTATTTGACACAAACATTAAAGTTTCTATGGAAAATTATGATATTAAAGAAGAAAAAAGAGAAGGTTTTGATTTAGTTGTTTCAATTAAATTAAAGCAGTATAAAGATTATGGAACAAAGACTGCAAACATTACTTTTTCACAAGCAAAACCAAAAGCAGTTGTTCAGAAAGCAAGACCTACTGAATCATCCCCTGCACCAAAGAAAACAGCTAAAACACATAAGGTTGTAAGGGGTGATACTCTTTGGGGTATTGCAAAAAAATATTATGGAAATGGAAGTCAATACCCTAAAATTCATAATGCGAATAAAGATAAAGTTAAAAATCCAAATCTGATATACCCTGGTCAAATTTTGACTATTCCAATTTAGGGGGTGTTTTGGATGGATGTTGAGTTATTAATTCAAAATGGAAATAAAGTTTATATTCCAGTAGTTGAAGAAGATATTTCATGGATGACTGAAAGGAAAGGTTCACCAGGTCAATTAACCTTCAAAGTAGTTAAGGATGACATTATAAATTTTACAGAAGGAAATGCAGTCAGATTAAGGGTTGATAATAAAAATATATTTTATGGATTTATATTCATAAAGAAACGTAATAAAGAAAATATCATCACTGTTACAGCTTATGATCAGTTAAGATATTTGAAAAATAAAGACACCTATGTTTATACCAATAAAAGAGTAGATGAATTCATCAGAATGATAGCATCTGATTTCAATATGAATGTTGGAACTTTAGAAAATACAGGTTATAAAATAGCATCCAGGGTTGAAGATAATGTTACACTAATGGACATGATTCAAAATGCATTGGACTTAACACTTGAAAACAGAAAAGAAATGTTTGTTCTATATGATGATTTTGGAAAGCTTACCTTGAAAAGTATTCAATCTATGAGATTAAACCTGCTGATTGATGAAGAAACTGGTCAAAATTATAATTATACTTCAAGTATTGATTCAGATACCTATAATAAAATTAAATTAGTATATGACAATGAGAAATCAGGAAAAAGGGATGTTTACATTGCACAAGATTCAAGAAATATGAATAATTGGGGTGTACTTCAATATTTTGATACCTTAAAAGAAGGTGAAAACGGAAAAGCAAAAGCAGATGCCCTTCTTTCCTTGTATAATCAGAAAACAAGAAATTTAACTATTCAGAATGCACTTGGTGATACAAGAGTGAGAGCAGGTTCAATGGTGGTTGTTCAATTAGATTTAGGTGATATTAAGTTAAATAATTTAATGCTTGTTGAAAAGTGTAAACATAATTTTAAGCATGAAGAACATTTTATGGATCTAACTTTAAGAGGGGGTGAATTTGTTGCGTGATTTTAATGATTTGTTAAATGCAATAAAAAAAGCAGCAATTGATGCGGTAAATGCAACCAAACCAACAGCAATTGTTTATGGTAAAGTAATCAATACTTCCCCCCTTCAAATAAATGTTGAACAGAAAATGACTTTAACTGCTGCACAATTGGTATTAACCAGGAATGTAACAGATCATAAAGTTGAAATGACAGTTAATCATGTAACAGAAAACAGAAGTGGTGGTTCTGGTGAAAATTCCTTTGCATCACATAATCATGCTTATCAAGGTAAAAAAGAATTTACTGTTCATAATGGTTTAGTTGTTGGTGATGAAGTAATCATGATCCAAATGCAGGGTGGTCAGAAGTACATTATACTTGATAGGGTGGTGAAAACATGATTCCAGGTGTAGTTGGATTTTTAGAAGAAGATTTTGAAATTGAAGAACAACCAAGTAAAACACATAAAATGTATCTTGAACAAGAAGTTATTAATGGCTTCACTGATGGACTGGATGCAATGAAACAAACAATATATATGATTCTTAATACTGAAAGGTATCAATATATTATTTATTCCTGGAATTATGGAATTGAATTAATTGATTTGTTTGGTGAACCTATCACTTATGTATGCCCTGAATTAGAAAGAAGAATTACAGAAGCATTAACCCAAGATGAAAGGATCTTGTCGGTTGATGCTTTTTCTTTTGATACAAGTAAAAAAGGGGTGGTTCATGTAACTTTCACTGCACATACAATCTTTGGTGAAGTTGATGCGGAAAGGATGGTGAATATTTAATGTATGAACACATAACATTTGAAGTTATACTTCAAAGAATGCTTGACAGAATACCTGATCAGTTAGATAAAAGAGAAAGTTCACCAATTTATAATGCACTTGCACCTGCTGCAGTTGAACTTCAATTGATGTATATTGAATTTGACATCATACTTCAAGAAACCTTTGGTGATACAGCATCAAGGGAATATCTTATCAGAAGGGCAGCAGAAAGAGGAATTTATCCTTATCCATCAACACATGCAGTGTTAAAAGGTGAATTCACACCAATATCAATCGAAATTCCTATTGGTGCAAGGTTCAGCTTAAATGACTTGAACTATTATGTAAAAGAAAAAATTGAAGATGGTATTTATCAAGTTGAATGTGAAGAATCAGGTGTTAAAGGAAATCAATATTTTGGTGATCTTATTCCAATTGAATATATTGATGGACTTGAAACAGCAAAACTTACTGAACTTCTTATTCCTGGTGAAGATGAAGAAGATACAGAAGAACTTCGGAATAGATATTTTTCAAGTTTTGAAACAAAATCATATGGTGGAAATAGAAAAGATTATATTGAAAAAACAAATTCTATTCCAGGTGTTGGATCAACAAAAGTTACACCAATATGGGAAGGTGGTGGAACTGTTAAATTAACAATATTAAATTCAGAATTTACAAAAGCAACACCGACTTTGGTTGATACTGTTCAACAAGAAATTGATCCAACAAAAGATGGTCATGGTCTTGGTATTGCACCTATTGGTCATATTGTAACGGTTGACACAGTAGAAGAAGTTACAGTGAATATTTCTTCCAATATTACTTTTGATGATGGTTATTCATTTACAACATTAAAACCACAAATTGAAGAAACAATCAGTGACTATCTTCTTGAATTAAGAAAAGATTGGGCAAACCAAACTAATTTGATTGTAAGGATTGCACAGATCGATACAAGAATATTGGGTATTCAAGGTGTTGTTGATATTGCAGATACTAAAATCAATGGAAAAGCTGAAAATCTTATTTTATCAGAATATCAAATTCCAATGATGGGTGGTGTTAGTGCATGATTAGGGATGTAAATTTAATTGAACACCTTCCCCTATTCCTTCAAAAGTTTAGGGAATTAAAACACATCATGGATGCTGAAAACCCTGAATTTCAAATGATAGCTGATGAAAGTGAAGTTATTAAAAACAACCAATTTATTGAAACATGTGATTTGGTTGGTATTGCAAGATTTGAAAAGTTATTAAACATTATTCCATTAGATGATGACAATTTAGAATCAAGAATTTCAAGAGTATTGACCAGGTGGAATGATGTTATTCCCTACACTTATAGGGCTTTCATTGAAAAGTTGATTGTTTTATGTGATGGACTTAATTTTACAATAAATAAAAACTTTGAAGAATATAAAATGGAAATCATCACACACTTGGAACTTTCAGGTCAAGTGGATGAACTTCAATATTTATTTGAATATATGATTCCAGTAAACCTTGAATTAACTTCAAAGAATGAAATCTATTGTAATAGTGAAGGTCAACATAACATTGCAGCAGGAATGGCTTTTTGTGAAACCTTTGAATTATCAGATGCTTATAAGGCTGATTTTAATATTCAAGGTAATTCAATCATTAAAGGTGGTCTTGTTGGTTCAGTTGAAGTAACAATTTCTGATAATTTCAATGAAACAATTACAATCAAAGGTGTTGGGAAAACAGGTTCAAATGCTTCAACTACTCAAATTATAGGAATAAATTAAGAAAGGTGGAATAAAAAACATGGCTGAATTTAAGCAGTTAATTATTACAAATAAGGGGCAAGCATTAATGGCAAAAATGCTTGCAGGAACAGGTAATATTCAATTTACCAAAATCAGTGTATCTGATACAACATATACTGATGCACAACTTCCAGGATTAACTTCATTGTCAGGGGTAAAACAAAGTACCTTAATTAGTAAGGTAATAAGAACAAATGAAGTTGCAGTTCAGGTTGAAGGTGCAGTGACCAATACTGATTTATCAAGTGGTTATTACATGAGAACAATCGGTCTTTATGCACTTGATCCTGATGATGGTGAAATTCTTTATGCAGTAACCAATGCAAGTCAGGCAGGATATATGCCCCCTTATAATGGAATTACTGTTTCAGGTGCTTTCTTCAAGCTTGTCACAACAGTTTCCAATGCTGACAATGTAACACTTGAAGTTGACCCTGCTGCAGTTGCAACTATTGGTGATATTCAAGACTTACAACAGCAAATTTCAGACCTTCAAGCTTTTGTTGGCTACACTGATGATGACATTGTTGGTGTTGAAGTGGACTTTAAGAATAGGAAATTTACAAGACTTGCAGGTGCAGTTAATAGAACACCAGGTGCAGGGTTTGATGATATAAAAGCATTTGGTGGAAGAAAAAGATGTATTTTAACAGATGATGGTGTTGTTTTAGCTTATCATGGTGAACCTGGATATACTGAAACAGGTGCTTTGACACAGGAAATTGTGATTGAACTTGAACCTGCAAAAGGTGAAGATCCTGCTGTTACTGAAACATATCCAGTTGGAACAAAGGTTCAAGTTATGGTTGAACAACCAAAGTTTTATTATAAAGTTGTACCATTACAACTTGAAAAAGTTGAAGGTGGTAAAGGCTTTCACATGAGAAAAGCAAGATATTATGTATCAGATACCATGAAAGTAGGTTTCAAACTTCATCCTGCATTTATTCATAAGGGTGAAGAAAAGAATTTCATTTATTTATCAGCTTATGAAGGGTCAATATTTGACACATCAGCAGGTGTTCATTTATTGACAGATGAACAAATTGCAGATTTTAATGAAGATAAGCTTTCATCAATTGCTTACGCAAAACCTGCAAGTGGTTTAACTCAAAACCTTACAAGATCTAACACAAGAAAGCTTGCAAATAATCGTGGTACAGGTTGGGAACAAGCTTTTGCTGCAACAGTTGCAGCAACTCAATTATTATTTGCAATTGAATATGCTTCTTTTAATACACAAACCAAGATTGGAATGGGTAATGTAAGTAAAACTGATGATGGTTCAACATCCATGACTGAAATAACTGGTGCAACAACTCACCTTGGAAATCAATCAGGATCAGTTACAAATGAAAATGGAATAAATATTGTAACTTATCGTGGTGAAGAAAACTTTTGGGGTAACATTTGGAAATGGGTTGATGGATTAAATATTGAAGCAAAAGGTCTTCATAATCTTTATGTTGCAAATGAAAACTTTACTGATGATATTGGAACTGAACCATATAAGGATGCAGGAATAACACTTGCAAAATCAAATGGTTATATTTCTGCTTTTGCATACAATGAAGAATTTGATTGGCTATTCTTCCCAAGTGAAACAAAAGGTGATTCAGCACTTCCAGTTGGTGACAATTTCTATCAAAACCATGATTATAACGGTTGGTTGGCGGCTTTCTTGGGTGGTTATTGGGCTTGTGGTTCTTATGCTGGTGGCTTCCTTTGGGGTGTGATTGATGTTTCTTCTTTTCGTTATCGTAATCGGGGTGGTCGCTTGGTGTATGTACCTGATGTAGCTTAATTTAAAGTTTATATATTCTTGGGCAATCAATAACCTGATACACAATTAAAAGTTTAAGATAGTTTCAGTTGGTTAACAGCTATCTTGAGTGGTAATTGGAATAATGGTTCTAATACTGGTAGCTTCAATTGGAATGTGAATAATGTTTCTTCTAATCGTAATCGTAATCAGGGTGGTCACTTAGTAAATGCATAAAAATTAAAATGTTAAGTATTGATTGCCCTACCACTCGGTAAAACATAAAAATTAATTGAACTGTATTAGTAGACTTTGACTTATTCAAAGGTTGAAAGTTCGGTTTGATCGTGCATACAAAGGATGATGACATAATTGAAAAGATACGGATATTTATATGAAAAAATTTATGACATGGACAATCTTATTCTTGCACACCACAATGCAAGAAAGGGAAAAGGATGGTATCAGGAAGTAAAAATGGTTGATGCAAATCCTGAATACTACCTGACCAAACTTCAAGAAATGTTGATCAATAAAACTTATCAAACTTCTGAATATGAAACATTCATCAAGAAAGATAGTGGTAAGGAAAGGGAAATATTCAAGTTACCTTATTTCCCTGATAGAATTTGTCAGTGGGCAATTATGCAAGTAATTGAACCTTATTTATTAAGGAATTTCACAAAAGACACTTATTCAGCAATACCAGGAAGGGGAATTCATCAATGTTTAAATAGATTAAAATATGCACTAAATCATGATGTTCCTGAAAGTCAGTATTGTTTGAAGTTAGATTGTAAAAAATTTTACCCATCAATTAACCATACAATTTTGAAAGAGAAATACAGAAGACTTTTCAAAGATGATGACCTTCTTTGGTTACTTGATGAAATTATTGATTCAACACCTGGTGACACTGGAATTCCTATTGGTAATTATATTTCACAATATAGTGGGAACTTTTATCTATCAGAATTTGACCACTGGATTAAGGAAGTTAAAAAGGTGAAGTATTATTTCAGATACATGGATGACATTGTTATCCTGGGAAGAAGTAAAGAAGAACTTCACCAATTAAAAAGAGAAATTGAAGAATATCTATGGGTAAAATTGAAGTTAAAAATTAAAGAAAATTGGCAGGTGTTCCCTACTTATGTTCGTGGAATAGACTTTGTTGGATATAGGGTATTCATGAATTATTCATTACTTCGGAAATCCACTTGTAAACAATTTAAAAGAAAAATGACAGCACTTAATAAGAAAAGGATTGAAGGAAAGCAATTGAATTATTCTGAATGGTGTTCCATTAATTCATACAAAGGTTGGTTGATCCATTGTAATAGTTATAGATTATCGGAAAAGTATATTAAACCTATTCAACAATTTGCAGATGATTATTACCTGCAAAATATTTATAAGAAAGGTGGAATTCAAACATGATTGATCATGGAAAAGTCAGAAGCACTGTTGCACCTGAACCAATGGTTGTTGATGAATTCAGTGTGTGGGTTCATTCCAATATCACACCAGTGGAAGAAGACAATGGTGAAGAAACTTTTGTTGGCTTTGAATATGACATGGTTCAGTATGACAAAGATGAATATATTAAAATTATAACTGAAAGAAGTAAAACTACAGAAATGACTTTGGACACACTTTTAACTGAAATACTTCCAAGTCTAATGTTATAAGAAAGGTGGTGATAAATAATGAGTGCATTTATAGCAAGAATAATTTCAAATGAAGCAAAGATTTCCCTTGAAAAAGGAAAAGCAAAATATAAAGCTTATTTTGTAAACACATCATTATATTTGAACTGGAAATCAGAAGTTGACACCATCCTTGAAACTGATGGTTATGCAGAAGTAATTGTTAAGTAATACAAATCTATTAAAACATAATAAAAACCCCTATATGACCATTATATGAGTTGTCAGATAGGGGTTTTTTGTATTCCATAAGTAAAAGGGGTGATGCGTCTGATGACTGTTGAAGTTGCACTTGTTATTTCTATTGTATCGGTTGGATTTGGTATTTGGTCAGGAATAGTGAACATAAAAAGAAACCAAAAAAATGATACCAAAGCTGATGCATCTGAACTAACAACTGTAATAGTTAAACTTGAAAACATTGGAACTGGAATAACTGAAATTAAATCAGAAATGAGTAATGTAAAAACTGATGTAAAAGAAACTAGGGAAAGAATTATCAGAGTTGAAGAATCTGCAAAACAAGCACATAAAAGAATAGACACTCTTGAAAAGTATAAAAGAATTGGTGAATCAGATGAATAAGAGAAAAAAGAAAAACAGGTTTTCCAAGTTTATTGTTACACTGGTAATTTTATTAAACATTCTTTTCACTGCTGCTGTTTTATACATTTTCATGAAAACAGGAAGTGAACCAATGACATTGATTGGATGTTGGTTTGCTTTTACAACAGGTGAATTATGGATGCTTTCAAGTATTAAAAAATCCAAAGTAAAAAAGGAAGGTGAAAATAATGAAGATCAATTGGAAACAGAAATTGACCAGTAGAAAGTTTTGGGCAGCAGTTGTTGGTTTTGTCACTGCAATATTGGTTGCTTTTGGGGTTGATGATCTAACTATTGAACAAGTTGTTGCTTTAATCACAGCAGCATCTACACTGATTGCTTACATAATCGGTGAAGGAATGGTTGATGCTGCAAGGGTAAATTCAGAGAAAGGAAAAGGTGAAGATAATGGCAATTAAAATTACACTAGATCCTGGACATGGTAGGACTGGAAATCCTTATCCTCCACAGAAAGGTTATTATGAAGGAACTCAAATGTGGAAACTTGCAAACTTCTTAAAAGTAGAACTTGAAAAATATGGATTTGAAGTTATAACTACAAGACCAAATCTTAATGATAACCCTTCCCTTTCAGCAAGAGGACAACTTGCAGGGAAGAATGGTTCTGCTTTATTCCTATCACTTCATAGTAATGCACCTGCAAGTGCATCTGATACAAAACCAACAGGTTCAATTGTGTATTATTCCTTGACAGATACAAAGAATAAAGTATTCGCTGATTTGATTGGGAATAAAGTATCAGAAGTCATGGGACATTATTACAGGGGTAGTTTAACAAGGGTAGGTTCAAGTGGTGCTGATTATTATGGTGTTATTAGAGCAGCAGCACAAAGTGGATGTAAGGCAGCATTTATTGTTGAACATGGTTTCCATACCAATATTAAGGATTCAGCATTTCTTATTGTAGATGCTAACCTTCAAAAATTAGCAGTAGAAGAAGCAAAAGTGATTGCCCAGTACTTTGGTCAAGAAAAGAAAGAAAAGCCCCCACAGGCTAAACCAGGGGTTCTGTATAGGGTTCAAACTGGTGCTTTCAAAAATAAAGCAAATGCAGATGCACTTCTTGCAAAAGTAAAGGCAGCAGGATTTGACACTTACATGATTCAAGCAGATGGACTTTATAAGGTTCAAGTTGGTGCTTTTAGTGTAAAATCAAATGCAGATGCTATGGCTAAAAAATTAAAGTCAAAAGGGTTTGATGTTTACATTACAACAAAAGGTGGATCAGCAGTTTCTTCTTCTCCTGCATCAAAGAAAACATTAAAAGTTGGAAGTAAGGTAAAAGTCAAAAAAGGTGCAAAAACTTTTGAAGGTGGAAATTTAGCATCATTTGTTTACAATCAAATTTATAATGTTATTCAGATGAATGGTAATAGAATTGTAATTGGAAAAGGAAAAGTTGTTACTGCTGCAATCCATAAAAACAACTTGATTTTACAATAAAATCTGTTACTATTATGTTACTAATGTATGTGATTTTATGTGTTTTCATAGTTCATTAAAATTGAACAAACCCTTGAACTATGGGAATTTAGCATACTATTAAATTGAACAAATTTATGATATAATAAATTTATAAATACCCCAACTGCTTGATAATTCAAGGGTTGGGGTATTTTTTGTTACTAATGTGTTATTAGTTCAATTGCATCTTTCAACTCTTGAACTGTTTTATGAGTGTAAACTCTTTCACCAACTTCCTTGGATTTATGCCCCATCATTAGATCAATACATACTTTATTTGCACCTGCTGAATCTAATCTTGATCTAAAAGTATGTCTACATTCATGTGGTGTATGTTCAATTTTAAGTTCATCCATTATTGAATTCCATATTTCATAATACTTAGCATTAGATAATTTTTTTCCATTAAGTGAAAACAAATACTTGTTTCCTTCTTCTACTCTTTTCTTTACAAATTCAAAAATTTTTGAATGAATTGGAACAATTCTATCTTTCCCTGATGCTGATTTTATGCCACCTTGAAAAGTTCCTTGTTCCAAATCTACCTTTTCAGTTTTTAATGATAGTAATTCACTGATTCTAAACCCTGAATATAAAAATACTAGGACTGAATCAACCCAAGGTTTATCTTTAATCTTCCAAACCTTATCAACTTCTTCATCAGTGAATGGTTTCTTCTTTGTTTCAGGTATGGGTTCAGCAGTTGTTAATTGAGCATACGATTTATCAATAACATCAATTTCAAGTGCAAACCTATCAAGATGACCAAATAGGTTCTTGATTGCCCATTGTGTTGAATATCCCCTTCCACAGTTATCAATACAATCTTGCATGTGAAAAGATTTCATATCTTTATATTTCATCTTATGAAATTTCTTGCAATGATTATATGCAGATTTCAATGAAGCTTTTGTTGATTTCCCCAACTTTGGCATTTTCTTTTCCTGGAATAACTCAAATAAATCTTCCATAGTTGTTTTTTCAGCATCTATATCCCAAGGTGACTTGTTATATTCTGCAAGTAATATCATTCCTTCTTCCCTGGTCGCTGTATAACCAATAGGAAGATATATTGGATGACCTTTTTCATTCCAACCTATTGTTTTTCTTACTGCAAATGGTCTTCTTCTATTACCTGAAAGTTTAACTACACTTCCATAACCATTTGGATTTCTCATTTAATCATTCACCCCTTGTATAATTAGGGGTTGAAATGGTATAATCATATTGGATAAATATCACTGGTAACCATTTCAACCCTGAATTCTTAATGGTTACATGAAAGATCCTTGGTGCTGCAACACCAGGGGTCTTTTTTTTTTTTTTT